TTGGGATTAAATTTAATTCAAACCCATAAGGTGTCCATTTATTCAGCAAATGGGTACTTAAGTAATGGTATTCCTAGCCCATTACTACAATGTGTTCCACTAACGTTATAGCTTTCATTGACCTGACAAGAGAAGATGTAGATAGCATTAGACTTCACTCTGCCAGAATACAAGACTTGTTCCGCCGCCGCTTGACACCGACCGAGAAGAACAAAGTTAGAAAAATCAAAAAGAAATTGCGACACGAAAGACCAGGCCGCTAATAAATTCTCTTTTTTATTAAGGAGGAGCATCATCCTGGGTCAGACTATAAACTGCACCAGAAGCGAACTTAACTCTACGAGTTGTAGAATACACACCAATAGAACGATTAACTTCATACGCCACCGCAATCCTTTGCGCCGCATTCAAATTAATCATATCCTCAAAAGCAAACAGGCCAAACGGACCTTTCAATTCTTTTGACAAAAACTTAAATCCAGGACCTGGATCACGATCATCACTCTGATAAACAGCGTGATACTTAAGAAACTTCAGCAATTTCATCGACTTATAAAAAGTCAACTTATCACTTTTAATAGCACCAGGCTGCAAAACACCACTGATACTCTTCTTACAATTCCAAAACAACTTAGGAGAAGGAGGCTCACGCATATAATTATTGCCAGAATTAACAGAGCCAATGGTAATAACACCAGTCTTCGTGGGCGGCAACTTCAAAGAAGTTTGCTTATCACGATGACGTGGAATACCATCAAATAGATATTTCACATATCTCAATGGATTATTCGACACACTCTCAGCATCCTCGTTCCCTGTAGCCGAAACACTACGATTCTGAATTTTAATCTCAGAAACAACAGAACACACAATATTCTCTTCACGAAGATTCAATTGAGCAACTTGTACATAAATAGGAGCACCATCACCTACATTATTATACAAAATCATATTCAACGGTTCGTTGATATTAATAGCAGTAGGCAACGTATTCATAGCACCATACTGTTGAAAATACGTCAACAACGCCGGCCAAGCAGGACCAAGTCCTGCATTATCTTGACCAACAATCCTAGCAATACTATCACCAATAGCAGTAGGATAATCAGCAATAGCAGTAGCAGCACCGGTTTCAAGATCAACCGTATTAACACGAATCAACCAACCAGCAGTCGTATTCGTTGACGTATGCAGAAGAGGATCTGCCAACGCATTAATAACTAATCCTGCTTTTTCAAACAGTTTGCGCAAAAGCGCTTGACAAGCCATCTCAATCATAGTATACGAAGGACATGTACTATGGCCAATATAACAACAATCAGGATCAGTCACTAAACCAGTCACTTCAGTGACATGTTTAAAACCATTTTTAACAAATGGATCAGACTTATTTCTCTTAGCCTTCTTAAACTTACCTTGGTAATTAGAAGTGACATGGCGCGCATTGGCACGCGCCCTTGTACGCGGTGTACCTTGCGTACGAGTCTGAAAGATATTACGAGGAGTCATAACTCTACGAGCACCGGCTGCAAGTGTACCTGCAACCGCTACAGGAGGAATAAGAACTTGCGCTACATTTCGCATTCTTTGAATTGTTCCTTGACGTCTTGCAGACGCTTGCGAAAACAAACTGTTAATAGAACGCCTTGCCATATTAAGGCCGTTACGGTAAGCATTGCTAGCAGCACCGAGGCTTCCATAATTACGGCGTTGAACAGTAGACATCAAGTTTAAAACAAGGGGGTTACACCCACCCGTAATATTTATAGGGTGGGTGTGAGGAGGAGGAGGATGTATAAGAAAAGGATTATGTGACAATTCTGGAAATTTCGGAATTGACCACTATAAATTGGACGACGCAATTTAGCTAAGCCACATGCCTTCATTCTACAATGGCAAGCGGTTCTTTCTTACCTATCCTCGATGCGAGCTGTTGCCCAATGAGTTGGCTTTATTCCTTGCACGACAAGCACCTGTTGCCAGTTACCTCATTGCCCGGGAACAGCATGAAGACGGCGCACATCATTTGCACGCCTGTGTGGAATTCCAACAAACCGTACGCGCTGACGTCCGCTGGTTGGACTTTGAAGGACATCATCCCAACAAGCAAGACCCTCGCAAATGGGAAGCATGCAAGCAATACTGCCGCAAAGACGGCGACTTCATTGAAGGCCCGGAAGAAGCAGTGCTTCGAGCGGCACTCGACGGGCTTCCGCCTAGTGAAGTGGTCAAAGCATTCACCGAGTGCGACAAATGGCTCGATTACTGTGTCAGCAAGCGCATCGGTTACCCGTACGCTATTTGGTACTGGAATGCTAGTCGAGATGACAGCTTTACCATCACGCAAGACACTGTGGTTACCGGACAAATGTGTGAATCTCTGGCAAGCTTTGCTTTCGACAGAGATAGACACAGGGTTCTTATTCTCAAAGGAGAGTCTGGATGTGGGAAGACAACATGGGCCAAGAAGAATGCACCTCTGCCTGCACTCTTTGTCTCCCACATCGACACACTGAAACGTTTTGACAAAAACATACACAAATCAATCATCTTTGACGACGTCGATTTCAACCACTATCCACGCACGGCGCAAATCCATTTGGTTGACTATGATAATCCACGCGCCATTCACGTTCGTTACGGCACAGTGGAAATTCCCGCGCAAATCCCGCGCATCTTTACCTGCAACGCAGATCCGGTCACTCTCACTGACGCAGCAATCAAAAGACGTTGTACTATGGTCAACGTTAAATAAATATTCTCTTCCCATGCCTCCCCTAGACCGCTTCGCTGAGAGGTCCCCGTAGACCGCTTCGCTGAGAGGAAGAGGCGTTCGCACGTTCGCTGTCGCTCCGTCCTCAGCACGTGGACTCAGCCACTTTCCTTTTTGGGATTAAATTTAATTCAAACCCATAAGGTGTCCATTTATTCAGCAAATGGGTACTTAAGTAATGGTATTCCTAGCCCATTACTACAATGTGTTCCACTAACGTTATAGCTTTCATTGA